CACCTTTAGTTAAGTTTTGAGCTTCATCTACTATTACAACACAATTATTAAAAGTTAAACCTCTTACAAAGTTAACTGGTATCGCTTCGACAACACCTTTTTGCTTCAACATACTATAAGTACCTCTATCTGCAATTTCAGTTACCTTTTCTTCTAAGGGTATTGAATAAGGTGAAAACTTATCATCAATTTCACCTGGCAAAGACCCAAGACTTCTTTCAGCAGACTCTGTAACAGATCTAATGTATACCATTTTGCTAAATTCTTCTTGCTTTATTAACTCAAGACCTGCATAGACAGCTATATATGTCTTCATACTACCGGCTGGACCATCAACAAATCCCATTTTTGTTTTAGGATTCTTGATACAGTTATAAAACTCTCGATGTTTAGGATTAAAATAGAATGGACGCTTAATCTTAAAATTAAATAACCAATTCTTTTGTAATGATTCTGTAAGCTCAATATCTGGTGAGCTTACCCGACGTAAACGGGCTGCTTTTACACTCATTAATAATATTTAGTTGAAAAACTGTTAGTTTTATTATATAATAAAAGAAATATGATTGATTGTACTAAAGAAACTTTGTTGGTATCAGATGATAAGGCATTTTATACGCTTGAAGGTGAGGGTGAATATGTTGGAATGCCTTCAGTCTTTTTTAGATTATCAATGTGTAACTTAACATGTAAGGGGTTTGCTTCAGAAGATTCTCCTCATGGTTGTGATTCTTATATTTCATGGTCTGTTAAAAATAAAATGACCTTTAATGAAATTTTTGAATACTTTGAAGAGCATAAACTTGTAGATAAATTACGCGAAGGTGCAATTTTTAAGCTTACTGGTGGTGAACCTATGGTACAACAAAAGCAGTTACTTAAGTTTATTAGAGCTTTTATATATAAGTATGACTTTCATCCGGTAATTGATTTTGAAACTAATGCTACAATAAAACCTGATGAAGCATGGGTAAAAGAGTTTCATGCATCATTTACTACTTCACCGAAGTTGACGTCAAATGGTGATCCGGAAAAAAGATCATATAAGCCCGAAGTTTTAAAGTGGCATAGAGAGGTTGGATCTGGGTTTAAGTTTGTTATTAACTCTGATGAAGATATTAATGAAATATGGCGTAAGTATGTTGATGACGATACAGTAAGAGTTCCTAAAAATAGAATATGGTTTATGCCTTGTTCTGGGAGTAGAAAAGAACATGTTGTAAATGCACCAGCTGTTGCAGAATATGCTAAAGCCATGAATGTTAACTTTTCTCCTAGGTTACATTTGCTTATATGGGATATGGCTTTAAAGGTTTAACCCCATATATATAGTATGAGAATTGCATTTTCGGGTACAGGGAATAGTGGCAAGACCACATTGTTAAAGAGTTTTTTGTATACATGGAGTAATTATACATCTCCGGAAAAAACATATAGACAGATGCTTGAAGAAGAGGGGTTACCACACTCCTCGAAACTTACAGTTGAGACACAAACTTCAATTCTAGATTATATGATTGATCAAGTTCAAGCAACTAAAAAAAATGATAAAGTTGCTTATGATAGATGCCCGCTTGACGCAATAGCTTATACTATATGGGCTCATGAGAAAAAAATTGAAGGTTTTGACAAGTCTTTTGTTACAAAACAAATTAATCAAATGAAAGAATCAATGAGATCTCTTGATATTATCTTTTTATGTAGATTTGATCCTAATCAAACAATACAAGATGATGGCTTCAGGGATACAGATAAAAAATTTATTGTAGAGATAGATAATATTTTTTATTCTTTATATAGACAGTATACAGAACATCCCGAAGCTGATGTATTTTTTCCAAAAGGAGACTCACCCTGTATAATTCTTTTACCTGATAAAGGTCAAGAAAGAATAGATCTAATAAGTCAGTATATTACTGTTGACGGTAATATGTATGGTGAAGAAAGCTCTATTTTTAGCCCTGATAATCTCAATCAACTTGAAGAATTGGTAAAACAACAACAAACTGCTCATGAAGCTGAAGAAAAAGAAAAGGAACTTAAAAAGAAATTCGGGTTACCACCCGGAGGTATACCACCTGTAGCGCTATGAGTAAAATTGGAGTAGGTATTATTACATGTAATAGACCTGACTTTTTTAAAAAGTGCAGAGAGTCTATTAAAGAAGAGTGGTACGATACCATAGTCGTTGTAAATGATGGAAAGGGCCCTCTTTTTGATAGCAGGGCCCCGGTTATACAGACAACAGGCGGTGAAGGAGTGGGTAAAGCAAAAAATATAGCAATTGAGTACTTATTGGAACAAGGTAGTGATTATATCATTCTTGTAGAAGATGATATGTTGTTTAAGGGTAATCTTTTTGAGCAATATATTAAAGCACATAAAGAAACTGGTATACATCACTTTATGTTTGCATATCATGGACCAGCAAACAAAGCTAATATTAGTGGCGGAAAACCGGTTCCACGTAAAATTATAGACTACGGTAAAGTTAAGATTTCTCTTAATGAACATTGCGTAGGTGCTGTATGTTTTTATACGAGAGAAAGTCTAGACAATATAGGGTTGTATGATGAGACATATACAAATGCATTTGAACATGTTGATCATTCATATGAATTAGCAAAAGCTAACTATAGTACACCGTATTGGTGGTGGGCTGATATTGAAAATAGTTTAGATTATGTTGTGGAGCAAGCTTGTTCAGAGAGCAGCTCGGCAATTCGTCCTAGATCAGACTGGCAATCAAACATTCAAAAGTCAGCTAGAAGATTTTTTGAAAAACATGGTGTATCTCCTGTACAGGTACTTGACACACCTGTAGTAGATGTAATTAAAAAACTTAAAGAAATTAAAAATGAAAATAGATCTGTTTTGTCCAAGTAGAGAAAGAATTAATAAAGCATTAACTTTTATTTGTAGTATAATTACAACAGCTAAAGATATCGATAACATTAATTTGGTTTTAGGAATTGATGATGATGACCCTAGGCGAGATTATTATTATAAAATAGCACAAAATTTAAGCTTTATACAACTAGTAAAGTTTCCAGCTGGTTTAGGAAAAGAGATAGGATTATGTGGATTGTGGAACGTAATGGCTGACGAAACGACTAACGATATTATAGCGATGGTTGGAGATGATATGGTGTTTGAAACACCTGATTGGGATGAAAAGATTCTTAAAGAATTTTCTAATAAAAAAGATAATTTTTATCTTATACATTGTAATGACGGTATGAGAGGTCCAGGTAATAAGTACGCTAATGTGCCACCGTTAGCAGTTAATTCTTTTATTCATCGTGAGTATGTTGAGACAGTTGGTCACTATATGGAAGTTATAGAGCCTGATACGTTTGGTGATACATATCTAGATAAAGTATATGAGCTCTTAGATCGAAAGATTTATTTTCATGATATAATGATAAGACATAAGCATTTTTCTGAGTATGGTGGTAAGGATAAGGTGTCTGAAAATATTGAAAAGACGAGAGAAGGCATCTGGGATAATCCTAATATATTTGCAGAAAAACTAATGCCTGAAATTCTTAAAGAGGTAGAAATTATAAAAGCAAAAATTGCATGAATATTTACACACATTATAGTGATTCGCATAAAGAGCTATATGAAGATTTTTTTAAGTCATCTTTGAGAGAAATATATAACAAAAAAGAAGTATCTATACGTGCTGCATATCATAAGCAAACAACTAGCGAGGGAAAGTTTATGGAAGCTGGTTGGCTTGACAGTATGAGGTATAAATTACAAGTTATACTTCAGGCTATAGAAGAAAATAGTAATGATTATTTTATTTTTGCAGATACAGATATTGTTTTTTATAATGATTTTATTGACGACTTAAAAGAATCGTTAGGTGATAAAGATATAGCATGTCAAGAAGATTGCAATTCTCTATGTGCGGGATTTTTTATAGCTCGTGGTAACGATAAAAACAAAAAACTATTTACTGAAATATATAATAACTTTACAGAAATGGTGAATGATCAAGTAGCGTTAAATCGATTAAAAGACATGGTTGATTATAAGTTTCTTGATAAAGAAAAATATTATACCATCGGTAATTTTTATGATAATCCTGACGGTACACATGTTTGGGACGGAGTTACACATATTATACCTCCAAAAAATATGAAGATTCATCATGCTAACTACGTAGTTGGGGTAGAGAGTAAAATTAAGCTTATTAAAATGATAAAAGAAAAATATTTACAAAATGATAATTGATGGAAATAACTTTATAAGTCACCATTTAAAAAATAAAATTCCTTTTACAGCAGGTAAACTTGGAGGCAACGAGCTTCAAATTATATGGTGTACTCTTAATAAGTCTAATCCATGGGGTCAGCAATTTTTGAAAGAAACGCAAGATGTAGCAGGTCTATATCCTGTTAACAATGATACTTTTACATGGTTTACAGACACTATACTTGAAGATTTAAAATATTTAGACTTAGTTCCTGTTTGGAGAGAAAACGTACTTCCGGGATTTGAAAAAAATATATATGAAAAATATTGTAGTAAAGTAAACATTACAAAATTACAGCATTTAGAGCCATATTTTTTCGATGATCCATGGACATCATACTTAGAAGGTAAAAAGGTTGCTGTTTTTTCACCATTTGCGGCATCAATATCTAATAACTTTAAAAATCTTAATAAAATATGGAACAATAAGATAACCTCTAATTTTGATCTTATACCAATACAATATCCAACAGCAATAACCATTACAAAAGATTCACCGTATAATAATTCACGTGAAATATATGATGAAATGTTAGATAAGGTTAAGAGCTTAGACTTTGATATAGGTATTTTTGGTACAGGTCATACAGGTCTTTTACTGGCATTAGAGTGTAAAAAGATTGGCAAGACAGGAATACACTTAGGCGGTGCAACACAAATTTTATTTGGTATAAAAGGTAATAGATGGGATAAAATGGAAGAGTTTCAACCGTTTTTTAATGAACACTGGACACGACCTCTGGATAATGAAACACCAGATCGTATAGATGTTGTAGAACAAGCTTGTTATTGGTAATATGAGAGTAATAATAGAATATGACCCATGGGGTCGTTTAGGTAATAGAATGTTTCAATATGCATTTGCATATTTGTTAGCTGAAAAATTTAACTGTGAGTTATTCTATAGAGAAGGTTTACCAAATTTTGGAATTGAACCCAAGCCAGTTGATGGATTACAATCTAATGTTTTAAAGGCAAGGTCTCTAGGCGATCAGCATTTTGATTTTGATGCAATTAAGGATTTTGACGGTGATATAATTATTGACTCTTTTGTACAGCAGTCAAAATACTATATTGATAATCGCGATACGTTAAGAAAGATATTTGGAATTAGAGATTTAGATACTATTAACAAAGACTCATTAGTATTACATGTAAGAGGTGGTGATTATCATCAACTAAAGCAGTTTTTAGGTTTAGACTTTTATAAAGGTCTTATAGATTCTTCTGGATTTTCAAAAGTTAAAATTGTTACAGATGATCCAAAATGTGAAACTGTAGCAAATTTATTAGAATATGGTTGTGAGCTTGAAACATCCTCACAAGGACCAGATTTTAATATTAATGGAGATAGAAGTGCAATGGATGACATGAAGACATTACTATATAGTGAAAATCTGGCTATATCACAATCTTCTTTTGCATGGTGGCCAGCATTTTTAGGTACACATAAAAAAATTATTTTTCCATATAGTCTTACACTTGATACACAATCATGGCCATTAAATCCAGAACACGATGATATTGATTTATATTTTGATATTAACGGCTCTTCGAGTAAATACATTAACAAATCATGATTGTAGACTTTAAAGAGTTAAGAATACCATACGATCATCCAACGTATCCGCCCTATCACGAAGGATACTATATGGAAGAATACTTTTATAAGTATTATCTTAAGAATAAAAAAGAATTTGATAAAACTGGATTTACACTTATACCTATTTTTTGGACTAATGTGTACATTATGGAGCATAAGGGAGCTAATAAACGTAGATTAATACAACCATTTTTAAATGCTTTACCAGACGGTCAGTATTTTTCTGTATCACAGCACGATGATGCAGTTGAAGAACAGTTACCGGCAGGGACATTATCATTTGAAGGGGGTGGTAATGGAAACGGTATACCTCTACCTCTTATATGCTCTAAAATACCCTCAGTACCAGACAAAAAAGAAAAAGATATTTTTTGCTCCTTCGTTGGTTCGGCGTCGCACCCTATACGTGATACTATTAGAGATACTTACGCAAATGATAATGACTTTCAATTGTTTATGAAGCATTGGACAGAGGCCGTACCAGAAGAGCAACTTAATTTTTTTATAGATGTAACTAATAGATCTAAGTTTTCTCTTTGTCCAAGAGGTTACGGCGCTCAAAGTTTTAGATTTTATGAAATAATGCAACTTAATTCAATACCGGTTGTTGTGTATGATAAAAAATGGTTTCCTTTTGAAGATGTAATTGATTATGAATCTTTTTGTGTGTTAGTTCATGAAACAGAAATACCAAATTTGAAGAATAAGTTAAGTCAAATTACTGATAAGCAACAAGAACAAATGCTCGCAAGTGGTAAAAAAATCTATGAAAAGTATTTTACACTTGAAGGGATGTGTAAACAAATACTTAGAATACTTCAAGCAAGCGCTACTCCGTCGTTTGATAGTTGTATGAGCCTTTCGGTAGACTATTTAACGAAACCAACTAACATAGAAGATTGGGATACAATTAAAAAAGTTTACAACAATTATATTACGTCGCCAAAGGGTAAAGATGTTATACCAAAGATTATACATCAGATATGGCTAGGAGGAGAGATGGCTAAACAAGAAGAAGAAGCATGCCAGTTAATAAAGGAGAGTTGTGAAAAAAATAAATGGGAGTATAAGCTATGGACAGATAACGATGTCGAAGACTTAGGTGATTTTAAAAATAAAAATCTCTTTGACAAGACACCAAATTTTGGCCAAAAATCTGATATATTGAGAAACGTAATTTTATATAAATACGGTGGTGTGTATATAGATACAGACTTTATTCTTATAAAGCCTTTCAATGAATTATTAGATTTAGATTTTTTTTGCGGAGTTGCATATGATGATTGGCCATCATGCTTAAACAGTATTATGGGATCTAAACCCAAGGGCAAGGCAATAACAGCTATGCAAAACTATGATAAAGAAATAGAATGGCATGATGGAATGGCAGTTATCGATACAACAGGCCCCTACCATACAACTCGTAAAGTACTTGAAACTATAGATAATAAAACCGTTGTATTTCCTAATTCATATTTTTATCCATATCCTTGTTTTCCGAGACATCGAACCCGAGGTGATGATCCACGAGACTATATTAAACCAGAAACATTTTGTGTGCATCTCTGGGCTCAAACCTGGAATTAAAATTATTTATACTTAAGTAAGTTATATGTTGATTGACATGGTAGGGCGTAAAATATTACTTGTGGTAGCAATATACCCTGAAAAAATTCAAAAGATTTTTAATGAATTTATTTCACCGAGAAATAAAGAATATGCGTTAAAGCATAATTATGAGTATATAGAAATAACTGATAAAAAACAGATTAAAAAGAAAATACAACAAAGAAGAGAAAATCCAAGTTGGACAAATTTTTTGCTGTATGATGATTGGATCGATAATGGGGAAATTAATAACGGTGATATTATTGTAACATTGGATGCAGATATGTATATGGTTAATATGGACCATGACTTTGCGACAAACAAATCTTTTACATATTCTATTGACTCTGGTAATACACATTGCATGGGTTGGCATAGTATAAAAATAAATGAATGGTCTAAACAATTAGTAAAAAATATAGTATCAGATGAAAGGTACGAAAAATTTAAACATTTAACGAACCATGATGGACTTTCTTTTTGGGGCATATGGAGCGAGCAAGCGAGTTGGTATTCACTTGCTGGTATAACGATGCATAGTGATATACCATATTTTCAAATTAAGGACTTTGGCTGGAATAGTGACAGTCAGCAAGATCCTCAATATACGCCACGAGAATTATATGAGCATGTAGAAATTAAGCATACAAAATATAATGTTACAGAATGGCCAGGTGAAAGTAATTGTGATTATAATATTAATAAACTATCAAATCCAAAAGATGTTATTTTAAGACATTTTGTAAGTGGTCAATTATGGAACGATCAGATGATAGACTCAGGTAATTATATTAACCTAATAAACAGGTGGAAGCATGTTTAAGTTGAATAATAATCAATATATCATATAATCATTATAATGATTATTAAAGAAGGCGTATACGATGGAAAATTAATTCACGAGAGATTTGCTTACAAATATTTTCGTAAGCAGGTATCACCATATGGTAATATTGTTGCATTTAGAGCTCCTATGTATGTTAAAGAGGAGCTCATCGATTTAGAAGATACATTAAGTAATGACTATATTCACAGTCAAGACGCTATAAATTTTTGCTGGGAAATTCCTAATTTATGTCCATTTGGTGCAGTTTCATTTCAAAGACTGTTTAATACTGCAATTGCTAATATTTTATCTAATATTATTCAAAAGCCTATTGTGGTAGATGGTGATGATTTGTTAGTTCAAGATGAGTTTGTAGGTGTTGATAAGCAAGTTCGACAGTCTGGCAAAGTAAGTGTTTCGATTACTTACTCAAAAGATAGTGTAGCTGTAGGTCATACCGGTATCAATATTGTAGCTGGTGACAAAGCTCCTGCGTTTGCTTACTCTTCTAATTTATCTGAGAAAAATGTTGAAGAGTTTATGACTGCTGTAATCGATTACTTTAATAATGAGGTTGCTGATGAGTTTGTTGCTACTACAAAGGTAATTGTATGAATTTTTTTCAACTGCAAAATAAATTATTTTACTCTAAGAAAGATAAAGCGCAAGATTTAGACGCAGAAGGTGAGCAAGCATTTGTACCCTTCTTGTTTAATCGTTGGCTTTCTTTCTATAATAATGATATGTCGGTCTTTACAAATGAGACATTGAATAAATTTAGTACTATATTTGAAAATAAACAAGACGCTTATAAATTATATTACTATTTGATTCCACGACTGAAATTTAAAAGAATATCCTACATTAAAAAAATTAAAAAGGATAAAGATGAGGAAGAAAACCTAAACTTACTCGCAAAAAATAAAAATATTTCAGTTCGAGAATTAAAAAGCTATATTAAAGATTATGAGTAAAACAGCGTTAGTTTTAGGAGCTGGTGGATTTATTGGCAACCATTTAGTATCACGTCTTAAAAAAGAGGGATATTGGGTAAGAGGCGTTGATTTAAAGTTACCGGAATATAGTACATCTGAAGCAGATGAGTTTATATCCGGCAATACTGGTGATTTAAGAAGTCAAAATAATTGCACACGTATAATTAAATTTGATGGTATACAAGGTAACTTCTTTAATGATGTTCCGGAACAACAAAAAACGCCATTCGATGAAATATATCAACTAGCTGCTGATATGGGAGGCGCTGGTTTCATTTTTACTGGAGAAAATGATGCAGATATTATGCATAACTCTGCTACAATTAATCTTAATATACTAAATGCTGTTAAACAATTTAATGAACAAAAAGGTTTAAATAAAACAAAAATTTTTTATAGTAGTAGTGCTTGTATGTATCCGGAGCACAATCAACTTGATCCAGACAACCCTAATTGTGAGGAGTCTTCTGCCTATCCAGCTGATCCGGATTCTGAGTATGGGTGGGAAAAATTGTTTAGTGAAAGACTATTTTTAGCTTATAACAGAAATTATAATATACCAGTTCGCATCGCACGATTTCATAATATTTTTGGACCCTTAGGTACCTGGGATGGTGGTAGAGAAAAAGCCCCTGCTGCTATCTGTAGAAAAGTTATTCAAAATAATAAAGAAATAGAAATATGGGGCGATGGAAATCAAACAAGAAGTTTTCTTTATGTTGATGAGTGTGTAGAAGGAATTAGACGATTAATGGAATCAGAGTTTACTGAACCGGTAAACATTGGATCGGATGAAATGGTTACTATTAACCAACTAGTCGATATTGCTTGCACTGTGGAAAGTAAAGATATTGTTAAAAAACATATTGATGGTCCTTTAGGCGTAGCTGGTAGAAATTCTGATAATAGACTTATTAAAGAAAAAATTAACTGGTCACCTGATTATCCATTAGCTAAAGGAATAGAGCAAACATATAAATGGATTAAAAAACAAATTAAATCAAAATGAGCAAAAAAGCATTAGTAACAGGCGGGGCCGGATTTATCGGGTCAAATTTAGTTGATCAACTTATTGCTGACGGTTATAAGGTAGCAATAATTGATAATGAAAGTTCAACCGTAAATGAAGAATTTTATTGGAATGATAAAGCTGAAAAACATCTTATCAATATAACAGATCAAAGAGAATGTAGTAAAATTTTTTCTAGTTTTAAACCTGATTATGTTTTTCATTTAGCAGCACATTCACGAATTCCAGTTGCAATTAAAAATCCTATTGAGTCTTGTGATGTTAATGTAGTTGGTACATGTAATATGTTACAACAAAGTAGAGAGCACGGTGTAAAGAGATTTATGTTCTCATCTACATCATCTGTTTACGGTCTTGCAAATGTATGTCCATTAAAAGAAGACATGCCTAGGGACTGTTTAAACCCCTATTCTGTATCAAAAGCTGCAGCAGAAGAGTTATGTAAAATGTATTATAATCTATTTGACCTTGAGACAGTTATATTTAGATACTTTAATGTATACGGAGAGCGCCAACCCCTAAAAGGTCAGTATGCACCTCTTATTGGTATTTTTCAAAAACAAAAAAATGCCGGAATGCCAATGACAGTTGTTGGAGATGGTGAACAGCGAAGAGATTTTACATATGTTGGTGATATTGTTAAAGCTAATATATTAGCAGCAGAAAACGAAAACCCGGACATTTTAGGGGAAATATTTAATGTAGGAACCGGTGTAAATCATAGTGTATTAGATGTAGCAAATATTATTGGTGGTGAGACTGAGTTTATTCCTGATAGACCTGGTGAAGCTAGAGAAACACTAGCTGATTTAACTAAGAGTAGGGAGCTTCTTGGTTATGAACCAAGTGTTAAATTAGAACATTGGATTAAGTCTTATGAAGTTTAAAGTAGGTATTGTAGGTCATGGCTTTGTAGGTAAAGCAGTTGATTATGGGTTTTCAAATAATGTTAAAAAGAAACTAATTGACCCAAACTATAATACTACATGTGAGGATTTACTATCTTTTAATCCGGATGTTGTCTTTATATGTGCACCAACTCCTATGGGTAATGATGGTAGCATTGATGCATCAATAGTAGAACAATGTTGTGCAGAAGTAAGCGAATTTACTAATGCATTAATTGTTTTAAAGTCAACAGTAACGCCAGATATTGCAGGTAGACTGTCAGATAAATTTAAGGATTTTGTTTATAACCCTGAATTCTTAACTGAGAAGAATGCTAATGAAGATTTTGTAAATCAATTCATGCTTGTTTTGGGTGGTACGGGACATAACACAGAAGAGCTCTTAGATATATATAACGAATATAGTATATGTCGTCCTTGCCCTGTCTTTCATATGTCAGCTACTGAAGCCGCATTTGTAAAATATAGTATTAATACTTTTTTAGCTACAAAAGTAACTTTCTTTAATCAGTTATATGATATAGCAAAAGACCATAATGCTAATTATAATGCAATTATAAGTGCTGTAGGATCCGATCCACGTATTACACACTCACATACTACAGTACCAGGATTTGATAATAAACGAGGTTACGGAGGCGCGTGTTTTCCAAAAGATACCGCTGCATTTAATGCTTTTGCGAAACATTTTTCTATTCTAACTGAAGCTATTAAGGTTAATAATGAGTATAGAAAAAATTATGAACTCGATGAAAGAGAAAAAGAGCAAAACGTTCATTATAAACCGGTCTGATATTGGATAAAAGGAACTATATTGTTAAATAGTTTTATGGCATTAGCATCAATAGATAATTTAGCACCAACAAAAAGCTTGATTGATTTATCAGCTCCAGATAAAGGTGATTTTGGTTTAACCGACTATGATTTAACATTTCTCTTTGACGATATTTTATTAATTGAATATGTAGATTTATCAGAGATGGTACCAGAAGGACAAGAAGCAATTGAACGAAACGGTATCCTGATTCCAACAAATCAAATTACTATGGCATGGCGAAAAGGTAGAGTTATTTTATCAGGACCAGATGCTAAATATGCTAAGGAAGGTGATATTGTTCTCTTTCCAAATAACATGGGTGTTACTATTTCTGGCGTTTCAGTTCCAGGTAAAGGGACGGTAGAAAAGGGCATCTTTTTGAACGAAGAAAGAATGTTCGGTATCTGTAAAGAAAAAGATGATAATACAGAAAGCAGCTCTTGACGCACTTTTATTAGACAATGTTTGTGAAATAAGATTTGCTCGTAGAATAATTAAACCTGGTCAAGCTCCTACGAGAAGAATGCTTTGTACAAAATCTCTATCTTTGCTTAATTCAGTTAATGGTAGAATTTCATTAAATTATTTTCCACCAAAAGGTCCCCCTAAAGCTTATCTAGGACCAGATAGATTAGCTGTTGCATGGGATATAATAATGCAAGATTATAGAAATATAAATGTCTTGCAATGCGATTTAATACAACAAATACCTGCTAACGATGACTTTTGGGTATATTTTAATGAAAATATATACCCTATGTCATCATCACAGAAATTTAATTTTATGAATTCATGAATGTAAGTTTAGAAAAAGTAACAGATTTTTTAAAACCATTTTTATTACAGGATATAGTAATAAGAACGGATAAAAAAATATTAAAAAGAGGTAAGCTTAGAATTTTTCAAATTAAGCAATACTATATAAATTTAACTTTAGAATTTAATGAGACAGTTAAGTCTTATGAAATACCATACCCGTTTAAAATGTACCATGAAGAAGATAGAGGTATTCTTAATTATCATTTAAGCTCTTTTATACCTAAATCCCAAATAACTATGGTAAAGTTTTTAGATAGTTCCTCAAAATCAAAGTTATACGACAATCTTGTATATATATTGCCTTCTGAAAAAGCTATAGTATAATAAAGTGTGTTAGGTGGTTTATTGAAAAGCTTTCCGGAGGGGTATACTCCGAACTCTGCGCAAGTTAAATTATTAAAAAATATTGATCAAGCTTTTAGTGATGGATATAAATTTGTAGTATGTAATGCACCGACGGGGTCAGGTAAAAGCTTTATATCAAAGACACTTGCAAGCTCTTCAAGAGAGCCATCAGAAAATTTCAAAGATCTCATTACGTCATATACAGCTTTTAAAATAGATCAGACTGGATCATATACACATGAAGACGAGTGCGAAGATGAAGATGCAGCAGGTACTTTTGCTCTTACTATAACTAAAGCTTTACAAGATCAATATAAAGATTTATTTAATGATACAACTATTCTAAAAGGTAAGAGTAACTATATCAGTACAATTGATTCTAATATTGATGTTGAGTTAGAGTCTCTTATTATGCCTAAAAACATATTAGAGGATCATAGAAGGCGTCATAAATGCCCGTATCATAATGATCGTAGAGATGCTCTTATTAATAAGTTTGCTGCATTAAACTATAACATGTTCTTTTCTTTACCTAATCATGTAAAGAAGAAACAATATTTAGTATGTGATGAAGCTGCAGAGTTAGAAGATCAGTTGGTTAAAGAGTTTTCTTGTGATATTAATTTTGAAATGTTAAAGAGAATGGATGTTATGGTTCGTCCTTTTTATTCAAAAAATAATGCAAATGTTATAAAATGGATTAATAATCTTTTACTAGATTTAAGTGATAAAGTTGAAGAGTTGCGCGATACACTTAATAATATTAATACTAATAATAAAAAGTTTTTAGTTGAAACGAGAAGACAATTAGTTGGTGTACGTAATCTTCATTCCAAACTTTCATTAATTATTGAAACGTGGAATGAGAGTGAGTATTTGTTTGAAACGAGTAAAGAAGGAATTACCTTTATGCCGTTAAAGGTAAATAAGCTCTCAAATCATTTATTTAAATATGCAGATAAGGTAGTGTTAATGTCGGCTACGATAATTGAT